CTGCGCCATAGCGGATCGAAGCTGATGGCGTGGTGCGTCGGCAACCTGAAGATCGAGCCGACGGCGACCGCGATTCGTGCGACGAAACAGAATGCCGGCGATGCGAAGATCGATCCGGTGATGGCGCTGTTCGACGCGGTCACGGTGATGAGTCGGAGTCCGGAAGCGCAAGGCCCGACGGTCTACCGCGAGCGCGGCGCGCTCGTCCTTTAAGGAAATCGCATGAGTCTTTGGACGCGCATATTCGGGGGCGGTGCTTCCCGGACCCCGGAGCCGCGCGCTGCGATCCAGTCGGCCGGCGGCGGCGTCGTTATCTCGACGTCCGAGCAACTGGAGGAGGCGCTGCGCACCGGCAACGTCACCGGGTCCGGCATGACGGTCACGCCGGACAAGGCGATGCGCGCCGCGGCGGTCTATGCTTGCGTGCGCATCCGGTCGGGCGTTCCGGCGAACATGCCGCTGCACATCAAGCGCCGGGTTGACGCTCGGACGCGGGAGGATGCGTCGGACCATCCGCTGTGGTCGATTTTCCGGCGTCGCCCGAACCGCTGGCAGACGCCCTCGCAATTCAAGCGGATGATGACCGCGCATCTGCTGCTGCGGGGCAATGCCTATGCGCTGATTGTGCGGTCACGCGGCGAGGTCAAGGAGCTGATCCCGCTGCACCCGGATCGTGTGGAGTGCAAGCAGCTCGATAGTCTTGCGCTGGAGTACACTTACACCCGCAAGGATGGCCGGCGAGTTGTGTTGCCGCAAGTTGAGATGTTCCACCTTGTCGGCCTGACCCTCGACGGCGTGCATGGTGTTTCGGTCATCACCTACGCTCGCGAGACCATTGGCCTGTCGTTGTCGCAAGAGGACCACGGTGCCAAGGTGTTCAAGTACGGCGCCCGTCCATCCACCGTCCTGGTTCATCCGAAAGCGCTCGGCCCGGAGGGCATCGAGAACCTACGATCGAGCCTCGACGAATTTCGTTCCGGCGGCGAGAAGGAAGGGCGCGCGCTTATCCTGGAAGAGGGGATCGAGGTCAAGCCGCTGGCGATGACGTCGGAAGATGCGCAGTGGATCGAAAGCCGCAAGTTCTCGCGCACCGATATCGCGATGTTTTTCGGTGTGCCGCCGCACATGATTGGCGACACTGAGAAGAGCACGAGCTGGGGTACCGGCATTGCTTCGCAGACGCAGGGCTTCGTCACCTTCTGCGCCGAGGACGATCTGACCACATGGGAAGAGACGATCAATCGCGACCTCGTCGCCGACAACGACAACGACATCTACGCCCGGTTCAATCGGGCCTCGCTGGTCAAGGGTGACATCAAGATGCGCTGGGAAGCGCACGTGAAGGCGCTGCAGTGGGGCGTGATGAGTCCAAACGAGGTTCGCGCACTCGAAGACCTCAATCCGCGCGAGGGTGGCGACATTTACTATCCTCCGCCGAATACCGCCGGCGACGACAAGCCCGAAGATGACAAGCCCGAAAAGGATGAAGGCGATGAGCCTGCGCAAGCTGCCTGAGGCGCGGACGTTTCAGCGCCCGCAGAATTTTCAGTGGGACGCTCCGAGCGACGTGTTGGCGAAATGGGCCGAGAAGCCGTTGGCGGCGACGGCCGATGACCCGAACACCATCACGATCTTCGACGTGATCGGCGAGGACTTCTGGTCCGGCGGCGGCTTTACCGCCAAGCGGATGTCGGCGGCGCTTCGGTCGATCGGTTCGAATGACGTCAGGGTGCAGATCAATTCGCCTGGTGGCGATATGTTCGAAGGCATCGCGATCTACAACCTGCTGCGCGGCCATCCCGCCAAGGTGACGGTCGAAGTGATGGGTTGGGCCGCATCGGCGGCGTCGATCATCGCCATGGCTGGTGACGAAATCCGTATGGGCCTCGGCACGTTCATGATGATCCACAATGCCTGGGGCGTCGTGATCGGCAATCGGCACGACATGCGCGATGCTGCGGAACTATTCGACGGCTTCGACGCGGCGATCGTCGATATCTACGAGGCGCGCACCGGCATGAAGCGCACTGCTATCGAGAAGTTGATGGACGCCGAGACCTTCATGGGCCCGTCCGAGGCCGTCAAGAATGGGTTTGCCGACATGGTCGATGACGCCCTAGGCGCCGACCAATCCGAGGCCGAGAATCATGTCGCCGGTGCTGTGAGCGCCCGGCGCCGAATGGATGCTGCTCTTGCAAAGCAAGGCGTGCCGCGTGTCGAGCGGCGGCGCATGTTCGCGGAGCTTGCGGGGGGCACGCACGACGCTGCCCCGACAGCCACGCATGACGCTGGCTTTGCCGCTGCCGCCCGGCAGCTCATCGATACAATCCGGTCATAGGAGAACATCATGACCATCGCACTGAACTCCCGCACTCGCGGGCTTGTTGGCGTTCGCGCGGATGCGAGCGACGCGACCAAGATCCTCAACGAGCTGAAGCAGACCTTCGAGACGTTCAAAGCCGAGCGCGAGAAGGAAATCGCCGACCTGAAAAAGGGCATGGGCGACGTGGTGCAGTCCGAGAAGGTGGACCGCATCAACGCCGAGATCACCAAGCTCCAGACGTCGCTCGACGAGGTGAACGCCTCGATTGCCGCCCTCAAGGTCGGCGGCGCCGGTGACGACAAACCGCTAGCGGCCGAGCGTCGCGCGCACGCCGCGGCCTTCAACCAGTTCTTCCGCAAGGGCGCCGAGAACGGCTTGCGCGATCTGGAGGTGAAGGCCGCGCTGCGCACCGACAGCGACCCGGATGGCGGTTACGTCGTGCCGGATCAGATGGAATCCACCATCGATCGCGTGCTTGGCACCGTTTCGGCGATGCGCTCAATCTCGCGTGTCGTCAACATCTCGGCTCAGGTCTACAAGAAGCTGGTGAACCAGGGCGGCGCGACCGGTGGCTGGGTCGGTGAGCGTCAGGCGCGTCCGGAAACCGGCACGCCGCGGCTGTCGGAGCTGGAGTTCCCCGCGATGGAACTCTACGCCAACCCGGCGGCAACGCAGACCCTGCTCGATGATGCGCGCATCAACATCGAACAGTGGCTGGCTGATGAGGTCTCCATCACCTTCGCCGACATGGAGGCTCCGGCCTTCATCAACGGCGATGGTGTTGGCAAGCCGCGCGGCCTGCTGTCCTACGACAAGGTTGCCAATGCGTCCTATGCGTGGGGTAAGATCGGCTACGTCGCCAGCGGCGTTGCCGGCTCCCTCACCGACAGCACGCACAACGGCGCCGACGCGCTGATCGACCTGATCTATTCGATCAAGCAGGGCTACCGTCAGGGCTCGCGGTTCCTGATGAACCGCAAGACGCAGGCGGCGATCCGCAAGTTCAAGTCGAAGACCGAAGAGCTGTATCTGTGGCAGCCGTCCATTCAGGTAGGCCAGCCGGCGACGCTGCTCGGCTATCCGCTTGTCGATGACGACAACATGCCGGACGTCGGCGCCGGTGAGTATCCCATCGCCTTCGGCGACTTCCAGCGCGGCTATCTGATCGTCGATCGGATGGGCGTTCGCGTTCTGCGCGATCCGTTCACCAACAAGCCCTACGTGCACTTCTACACCACGAAGCGCGTGGGCGGCGGCGTGCAGAACTTCGAGGCGCTGAAGCTTCTGAAGGTCGCCACCTCCTGATCATGACGCGGGCGGCTCCGGCCGCCCGGTCTCCTCATCCTCTCATCATCAGAAAGGGATGGTCCAATGAAGGACTCCGTCTCCGACTTCGGCGTTGTCGCCTCTCTGGCGCCGGCCGTCGTCTCCGCCACCACCAAGGGCGCCCATGCCGACCTGCAGGGGTTCAACTCCGCGTTGCTCATCGTCAACACCGGCGCGATAGCCGGCGACGGCGATTATGTCGTCGCGCTGCAAGAAAGCCACACCACGACCGACGGCGATTTCACCGACGTCGCGGCAAAGGACTTGCTCGGCGCACTGCCGGCAACGCTGGAGGCCAACAAGGCTTACAAGCAGGGCTATGTCGGCAACAAGCGTTACATCCGCGCGGTCATCACCAAGACGGGCGGCACGTCGATCGCAGCCGGTGCGGTGATCGTGGTTGGTAACGCGGCACTGTCGCCGGTCGCGTAAGGCTCCGGGGGCGGCTCCGGCCGCCCCGCTCCTCCGAGGTCTCCATGCTCGCACCCGTCCGCATCACGCCGCCCACTATCACGCCGGTCTCGCTGGCCGAGGTGAAGGCGCATCTGCGCGTCGATCACGATGATGACGACGCAGTGATCGGCGG